TTTTGTTTATGGAAAAAATTGGTCTTATTCCGGGCAAAGAGGAAGCTTGTGGGTGTTTGATAGAGCAAGCAAGGGCGGTAAAAAAGCCGAATTCCAATTGGGATGTCGTGCCTATTACAAATGTTGAGTTGAAGGAGATAAGGAAGGAGACAGGGCCGCACAAAAACAAGGACTGGAGTAAACTTGCTGGCCAAGCAGATGGTTCTTATATGGGAGCACAACGGTTCAAGAAGTTGTGTGAGGTCACAGGGTACAAGGGCAAGTATCGCAAGTTTGCTGATATGGCAGATGATATTGTATGGGAGCGTGTCGAGTCGGTCGAGGGCATTGGTGTTCAAGATGTTTATGATTTGAGTGTTCCTGCGACAGAAAACGCTGTAGTAAACGGGATAGTTGTTCATAATAGTTTTTTCTCAACAACTGCAATGGCTTACACAATCTATCAGATGTCATGTTTGAAAAATCCACAAAGAGCTTATGGCATAGATCCAGGTTCACATATTTATGTCGCTATGATATCTGTGACTGAACGTGTGGCGAAAAGAGTCGTTATTAATGAGTTGATTGGAAAGATTCGTCACAGTCGTTATTTTCAAGAGAATTTCAAGTCAAAGGAAGCACCAAGTCAGTTGGAGGTGCGGTTTCCTGGGAATATTCAGGTTGTGGCGGGTTCGACGGGCTCTTCTGCAATAATCGGATTAAATGTATTTTCTGGATTAATTGACGAAACATCCTTCCTTGGAGAGTCGAAGAAGTTAGATAGACACGGACGGGAAATTATGGTGGATATGGGAGAATCCATCTATAAATCGATTATTCGAAGGATGAAATCTCGTTTTCAGCGTGTGGGTCGGCTTCCAGGGGTGTTGATTTTGGCGTCGTCGAAAGAAAGACCATCGGCATTTATCGAGAAAAGAGTTCAGCAAGCTCGTGAAATAGATGACCCAATGGTGTTCGTTCGAGATTACGCTACATGGAGTGTTCAATCTGCTGACAAGTTTAGCGGGAAGTATTTCAAGGTGGTTGTGGGGACAGAGCAAGTGTCCTCTCGTATTCTGGGCGATGACCCCGAGGAAGAGCAAAGGTATCGTGATTTAGGGTTGCGTATTGTCGATGTTCCAGAGGATTATCGCACTGAGTTCATGAATGACATTGACGGGGCGATTCGCGATATAGCTGGAATTGCGACTGATGTTATCAGCCAATATTTGAATCGAACCGAGAAAGTTTATGATTGCCAAGATGCGACGTTAGAAAATCCTATAGGTCAAGAGGAGGGTGGTGGTGTTATGGAGGAGTGGGTTGCGAATTCTCCTCTGTATATCCAGTGGCATCGAGTTACCAAGCCGTTCAAAAGGCGGCTTCCTGGTGGGTATGAGGAGGATGCGTGGAGACCGATTCGGCATCCTGGCGCGGTGCGTCATGCTCACATTGACCCTTCGTATGCTGGTGATAGTTCTGGGATTACAATTGCCCATATTGCGGGATGGACGGAAGTTGTGAGGCGTGATGCGTTTGGAGAGGAGTACAACGAACTTGCACCAAGAATAGAAGTTGATTTGATTTTGCGAGTTGTCCCACCTCCTGGTGATGAGATAATGTTGGCTGACCTTCGAGGCATTTTGTATCAGTTTATGGCTCATGGGTATAATATCGGATATGTGAGTCTTGATAGTTTTCAGAGTGTAGATACTATTCAACAGTTGCGTAAACATGGGATTGAAGCTGAAGTTGTCTCTGTGGACAAGACGACAGAGCCTTACGATTGCCTAAAGTCGGCGATGTATGAGGACCGTTTTAGAATGCCTCCACATTCTATTGCTTTGAGCGAGTTTCGTTATTTGCAACGAGTGCCAAAGACAGGGGGCAAAATAAAAATTGATCATCCAAAAAAGAATCCCGATGGTTCGCCTGGGACGAAAGATGTGGCTGACTCAGTGGCTGGAGTAGTGTATTCTCTAACTCAAAAGGTTCCAGGACGACCGATTGAGCCTATAATGGGGACTCGTTCAACGATGGATGAGAAGATTGATGATTCCTGGGTGACAGGGGGTAAGGTATTGGTTCAGTCGACAAAATCGACTCCACAGCGTCAGAGTTTAGTTGATGACCAGGGGGGAAGTATGGGCTCTGTGTCATCGTTGCCGTTTTTAAAGGGGTAGCTGGGTGGCACGGAAAAGACTCTTCGAGGGGTTTGCGAAGGGAGCGGGCGAAGTTGTCAGGAATTTTTTCGCACGTTCACATGAACAATCGGCTGTAGAAATTAGGCGGGGGGGTACTCCTTCGGTAGAGCGTGCTGGTCTTCCTTATACTCTTGCCAGTCATTATGGATACGATTCTCTTGCTGAGCATTTAAGAATAGACCAAGATTTGCAGGCCAGGTTTACCGATTATGAGGAGATGGACGAGTATCCTGAAATATCGGTAGCTTTAGACATATATGCTGATGATTCTTGCACGCCGAATATGGATAAAGAAGAGGCGATTTGGGTTACCTCGAAAGATAAAGGGACAGCCGACGACCTCAACGAGATGATGCACAAGCGTCTTGGGGTTGAGGATGATATTTGGGGTGGTTCAAGGACTCTGTCAAAATATGGGAATACGTATGGAGAATTGCTTGTAAATGATACTGGTGTTGTAGGTATCAATTATCTCCCTCCTCCTACAATGAGGCGTGTCGAAGACACCAAAGGGAATTTGCTTGGGTTTATTCAGGACATTCGTGGTGAATTCAATATTACGATGGAAGATTTTTATGCTCTCGCTCAAGAGCGGGGCGGTGGGGCGGTTGCCAGTTCGTCAGTCCACAGGGCTAGGGCTCCTGGTGAGTTGACGGTATTCGAGGATTGGGAAGTTGTCCATTGGAGATTACGCGGAAAGCACCTGAGAAGCGTATACGGACATGGTGTGATTGACCCTGCAAGATGGGTTTGGAAAAGGCTTTCCCTTCTAGAGGACGCGCTCCTTATCTATAAGCTCGAAAGGGCTCCTTCGAGATATGCTTTTTATATTGATGTTGGTCAAATGGATGCAGAGCGTGGGCTTGCTCATGTCAATCGAGTGAAAAATCAGTTTACCCGAAAGAAATTTGTGAATCCTTCCACTGGAAAACTCGACATGAGGTACAATCCGCTTTGTTTACATGGTGATACGCGGATTAGACTGCTTTCTGGCGAAGTAAAAACTATTAGGCAAATGGTGGAGTCTTTTGAGCGGGGAAATGACCAATGGGTTTGGTCTGTGGACCTGAACAATAAAGGGAAGCTTCGACCTGGGAAAGTTGAGTGGGCAGGTAAGACAAGGCGAGATGCTCAATTGGTGAGAGTGACTCTTGATAATGGCGAGTCGGTTGTTGTGACTCCAGACCACAAGATGATTCGTCGTGATTGTTCTAAGGTTCAAGCTCAAGACTTAGAGCCTGGGGATTCTTTGATGCCTTTTAGGAGGCGTATTAGTTCAAAGGATAAGGGCGAAGTGCTTGATGGTTATGAGCTTGTTTATTGCCCAAAGACAAGAAAATCTCTTTATGGTCATAGGGTTGTAGCAAATGAGTTTGGTTTATATGAGGAATCAGAGGTTGCCCACCATGAAGATTTTGACCCTTTGAATAATGACCCCTCAAATCTTGTTGGTATGACTATGGCTGAGCACTTAAAGCTGCACAGTAAGTTGGGTCATATGGGTGGGTTGAGGGTTGCTGAGCTTAGAAAAACGGATAAGGTTCTTGATGAGAAGCTAAAGAGTGCGTCTCGTCGAAATATGACGAGATATAACAAGAGTCCTGAGAGACGAAAAAAGATAGCTGAGTGGAATCGAGAGAGAGACCAAGGTCGGTTTATTCGAGAGTACAATTTTTCTGAAAAACATGCTGAGGATAATGAGATAAGAAGTGAAGCAATGAGCAAGCTCTGGGCTGACCCTGAGAGAGCTGAGCGGGCCTCAAAGGCAATGAGAGTCAAGTTTCCATTGGCGTTTATTGAGGGAGTCAAAGAGCTTGTAAGGCAAAATCCTTCTGCAAGTATGGATGATATAGCATCGGCAGCTTTTGATGAGTTGAAAGAGATTTTGCAGGAAGTGAATACTAGGAAGATAGTTTCGATTCATCGTCATATGTTGCGCAAGATGGTTCAAGAGGAAGGGTATAAAAGTTTTGCTTCTTTCAAGAGTGCTGCAATTGGGGACAACCATAAGGTTGTGTCTGTTGAGTTCTTAGATGAGAAAGCAGATACCTACACATTGACGATAGGTGAAACGCATACTTTTGCTCTTGAAGCTGGAATAATGGTATGCAATAGTCATGACGAAGATTTCTTCATTCCGGTACGTGATGGCAAGAGAAGCACTGAAGTAGACGTAATTCAGGGGCCAGACTATACAGAGACAGACAGCCTTGAGTATCACAGAGATAAGCTTGTCGCGTCCTTGAAAGTCCCAAAAATGTATTATGGTTATGGCGGTGAAGCTGTTGAGAATCAGCTTTCTACTCGTGATATTCGTTTCGCTCGTGCTGTAATGAGGATTCAGCGATGTTTGCGGGGTGGGTATCGAAAGGCGTGTAGGGTGCATCTTATCGCTCAAGGGGCTGAGCCAGACAAGCAGGATTATCAAGTCCATATGACAATCCCTTCTTCAATTCTAGAACTTGCCAGAATGGAAGTTTTGAACACGACAGCAGACCTTGGGGCTCGAATGGGTGAGTTCGTGAGCACAAAATGGGTCCTGGTTCATTTGTTCAAATTCACCGAAGAAGAAGCTGTCAAGGTGATGGAAGAAAAGAATGAGGAAAAGATAAAAGATGGAGCGGTTGAAGCTCAAGTTCAAAAGCTTCAGATGGGCGAAAATAAAAGCAAAATGTCAGATGATGTCCCTCTATTGACAGAGACTCAACAAATGGAAATGCGTCTATCAAAGCTGATAAAAACAACAAGGCGTGATGATTGGCGTCGAGAGTTTGATAGTAAAAATAAGATGGCAGAAGGCCGAGCAGAAAAGAAACTTGACCGACTGCTCAAAGAGAATGTTGTTGTGAACAAAAGGGTGCGAGAGCTTGGTGGGTTGCTTGGTAGTTTGCAGAAAACCATGAAGAGTGAACCAGGCTTGTAGTGGTATCTTGTGTAATAACAAGGCTTGACACGAACGTACTCATAGCCGTAGGCTGCATTGTATTGAGCAGATCTACATTAATCTGTGGGCATCATGGCATCACGAAAATTAGTAGATGGTGAGTTTTTGTCCAAGTTGCTTGGTGGCAGCTTTGAGACAGCAATGGGACAGGTCGACGAGGCTGTTTCAACAAAAGCAGACCTTTTCGGCGGTGAAAGCGGGGAGGTTTGTACCATTGGCACCTTCTCGAATCACGCGATTGTTCTCAACGATAACGGGGAATTTTTTCGTGCTTCTTACTCAGTCAATGAGGAGACGGGCGCGGTTGAAATTGACGAAGTTGAGAGAATCAATGTCCCTATCAAAGAAGTTTCAGCGATGGGGAAAGAAGCAAGAGCGGAGTCTCGAAGGGCTGTCGAAGCTCTTTTGCAAGAGGATGACTTAGAGGCTGATATTCGGCTTGGGTCTCTGTACGAGATGGTACGTTCTGGCATTAGGCTCACAGCAGAAGGCGTTGAGGATGAATACCTTGAGGTGTTTGCTGATGAGCCAGAGTGGTTGGTCGCTGTTCGAGAAAATCAAGAGAGTATGGCTCGTTTTGTAGGGGCTGAAGCTAATGCTGATTTTCCTAAGCCGAAATTTGAGACTTTTTTGGCTGAAGGCGATGACCAAGATGACCGATACAGAAAAATAATTTCAGCGGCATTGAAACGTCTCCATGAAAACCTTGAGCAGATGCAGAGTAGTATTGTTGTTGCTCGTGGAATTGATGGTGAGTATGGTTCTTTGTCAAGTGATGAAGGGTCCACGATGGTTGCTGAAGATTTTGTGGATTTCGTGGATGAGTATAAGATAGACCTCGATGCTACCGTGGGGCTTGTCGAAGATGCAATTTCTGTGTGTGGAGATGGCACACTGAAAAGTCTTGCTCGGGTACACGACGGTGTGGCGACGAGGGTTAGAGCAATGGGGTTAGCGGCAGCGTTTTCTGAAAAATTTGCTCGTCGTTTTGACCAGCCTCAAGCGTAGGCAGGAGGTCGAGGGAAAATGTTCAACAGAGAAAATATCAATGTGCGTCCTCTGAGCGAAGAGCTTGAAGGAATTGGATTGGACCCAGACCGAGTAATGGGCGATATCGAGCATAATTCTGGGCTGCTCGAATCCCATGCTGGGAGTCCTCCTCCTTCTGATGCTGTTCGTCCTCGTTATATCGAAGAGGATTCTTCGAATGTTGATTTTGAGGAAGAGTCAGAAAATGACGAGATGGAATGGGATGGCGAAGACCTGAACGAAGACGAAGAACTTGAGTTTCTTGGAGAAAAAATCGTTCGAAGAAAAAAAGGTTATCGAGAAGACCCCACCACTGGAAAGATGGTCAAGGTCACGTCAGCAGAAAAGCGCAAAGAAAAAGCCAAGCGTCGAAAAAAACGAGGCAAACTGAAAGCGGCTGCTCGGATGTATCGTAAGCGATTCAAGACCAAAATCAAAAAACGTCGCAAAAGGCTTGCCAGAAGTGGAAAGCAGAAAAAGGGATTCATCGTGCGTCAAGAAAGTGTCGCCTCTCAGCTTAGACAGCTCAGAGAAGACCTTGAGACAAGCACTGTTAATACAGGCGAGCCAAGTCCTTATGAAGAGGCAGCAATTAATGCTGGCTGGTTGGCATTGCTTCTCGGCGAGTGTTTCGAGTCGATGGGAGATGTCAGGACTGGCGAGATGCTTTATGCAATGAGTGATTCAGCGGCTGCTCTTTCAGAGTCAATTGAAGACAATGAGGGTGAGCTTGATGAAGAACTCGAAGCTAAACTTACTTCGATTCTCGAAAGCGTGACGAAAGCTCTTGCTACTCATGAAGAGATTGGTTCTCCGAGTCTTTTTGAGTCTATTGAGATGGGTGCCGAGAACGGTCTTTATGAAGACGAAGAAGACGACGAAGAGCTGGATTCCCTCGACGAAGATGAAGATGAAGATTGCGATTGCGATGACGAAATCGACTTCGACGAGGATGACCTGAACGAAGATTTTTTTTTTTGAGGCAGCGGGAGACAATGTAAAAGTTTTCCGTGGTGTGCAGGGCAAAGCGAAGATAAAAATAAAAAAGTATCGAG